GCGGTGCCGGTCTTCTGCTCGGTCTCGTAGGGCACGGTGAAGAGGACGACGAGCGTGCCGGTAAATTGGGAATATTCCTCGTAGCGCCCGCCGCCGAGGGCGAGGCGGGTTTTGCGGCCCGTGGCGGCGCCGCGCTGGAAATCGACGGCGGAGAAATTGCGCGGCTGCTGCTGGTCGCCCTCGCCCGGCCCGAGCGCGGTGATGCCGCCGGCATCGAGGATCTGGCGCGCGGCCTTCACAAACTGCGTGCGAAAATCGAAGAGCGCGGCATAGGCGGCGCGGCGGGTGGGGGTGAGGATGTAGGTGCTCATAAAATACTCAGGCTGAGTCGTCGCCGCCCATCATGCCGGCGGGGACGAGGGCGGACCAGTTGCGGGTGGCGATGGCGTTTTCCTCGGCTTTTTTGAAGACTATGTAGTCGATCTCCCGCTCCATGGCGGCTTTTTGATATTGCAGGGCAAACATGATGCGCTTGGAGAGTGCGCCGCGCACGGCGGCCGGGACGCCGGTGGCAAAGTTCTCGGCGGTGACGTGCATCCGCGCGGTAAAGAAATCGAGAGTCACACGGCCGGCGCCGCCACCGTGGCGGCTGATCCACTGCTGCACCGGGACATCGAGCGCAGCCGCGGCGGCTTGCCAGCCGGAGGCGAGCACGCCGACGCGGGAGTTTTTGGCGGCGATGATGGCCTTGACCTTGCGGACATCGACGAACGCCTTGGCTCCGCGGTTGAGGCGGAGGCCGATATCGCCGCCGCGGGCGACGATGCGAGAGCGGAGGGTGGCGGCGACATCGGGGAAGCGTTCTTTGGTGGGGACGTAGACGGGCTTGCCGATCTTGCGGCCGAAGACGGTCGTGATCTTCCGCCGGCCCTTGAGTTTCACGGGGGCGAGGACGCTATCGATCTGTTTCTCGATCTTGCGCCGGCCTTGGCGGTAGGCGGCGGCGCCGGTGGTCTCGGCCGAGGCGGGCGGGGTGATCGAGATGACGCGGCGGGTGACGCCCTTGGCGGCGCGCTTGATCGTGGAGGCCAAGGTGCGACCCATCACCTCGGCGTAACGCTCGAGCGTGGGTGTGATCCGATCCTGCACGAGTGACAACGAGCCTTCCATGGCGGGTTTTTTAGGTGTCCAGGCGGAAGCAGGTGGCGACGTGCTCGAAGCCGGCGGCGGAGCGGACGAGTTGGAAGCACCGCCAGCGGGTGCCGACCTCGTCGGCTTGCTCGGCGCTGGCGATGGTCCACTCGGCGCCGATGCTGGGGACGAAGTTGCCGGTGGCCTTAAAGTTAAACGTGGCGAGCGTGCGCTCGACGTAGCCGGTGCCCATCTCGGCGGGGGTGCGGGTGGGCTTGCTGCCGCTCTTGGCGACGGCGACCGCGATCCCGCCGGCGACCGTGACGGTGCAGGGCCAGATGTGGGCGCGCACCCGGGCGGCGATTGAGGCGAAGCGGTTGACGGCGGCGGCGTTCATAGATCAGGCGGCCATCGCGGTCTGCGTGGCGAGGGCGCGGGCCATCGCGGGGCTCGGGCGCAGGGCGTAGACGATCGTGGTGCGGTCGACGCCGTAGCTTTTGGCGATGAGGTAGGGCTTGTCGCCGCGGCGGGCGCGCTCATGGATCGCCAGCAGATCGGCATCGCTGAGATGGGTGCGGGCTTGGCGCTTGCTCTGCGTGCCGCGGCCAAACTCGCCGCCGAAGCCGCCGTTGAAATGCGTGACCGATTGGCCGCGCGACTTGAGGAAAAAGGCGAAGCCGCGCTCGACATCGCCCCGGCCGATGAAGCGGCCTTGGCCATCGACGCCGGGGGCTTGGGCTTTGCGATACGCGAGATACCGGGAATGGCTGGGCGCGGGCGTGGGCTCGGCGATGCGGGTGAACACATCGGCCCGGCGGGGGCGGGCGACGTTGAGCGAGGCGTGGGGAGCGGGAGCGGACAAGTTGGATTTCATCGGAGGGGCGGCGGAGTCAAAACGGAGGGGCCCACGGATGACGCGGAGGGGCGCAGAGGCCGGAGCCGGAATTGCCCACGGAACACACGGAACACACGGAAGGGGGAAAAAGAAAACCCCGCACCGGGAGCGACTCCGGTGCGGGGGTTGAACTCCCTGCAAGTGTACGGCAAAACAAGCCGGGCTTTCCGGCAGGGCTCGGAAATCTTTTCAGTCGGGCGATTAGCCTTGGAGGATCGCCATGTGCTCGGGCTTGATGACCTTGTAGCCCCACGCGAGGCCGATTTCGAAGACCGTCATCCGGTAGCCGGGATACACGGCGAGCTCGAAGCTGAGGCCGGAAACCGGATCGGTGATGACTTCGCGCATCTCGGCGAGATCCTTGTTGACCGGCGCGGCGGGCAGGCGGGTCGCGAGGACGAGGGCGTTGCGGCTGAGGGCGATGTTGCGGGCCGAGGTGGCCTGCACCGTGATGGCGCGGGTGGCGACACCCTGGGCGACGCGCAGGCCGGGAGCGGCCAGCGTGATCGTATCACCCGAGGCCGGATTGGCGCCGGCGAAGGCGACCGAGGCGACCACGTAGCGGTTGGTATCGTTGGCGAAGCTGATGATGTCGCCGGCGGCGACGACGCCCGTGCCGGCCGTGGCCAGCGGGATGACGGTCTGGCCGACCGTGAAGGCGGCGCTCGTGGAGGTGGCGGAGGCCATCGCGCCCGCGGTCGGGGTGATGACTTGGGCCGACTCGCGGAACTTGAAGCCGTTCACATCGAGGATCATGCCTTGACGGGTCATGTCGCCGTTGAGGCTGGTGTTGGCGTTGAGCGGGTTGTTGAGCAGCGTGCGGAGCGAGGCACCGGCAGAGGTGTTGACGATGATGCTGCGGTCGGAACCGGGAGCGCCGTTGTCGTCGAGGATCTTTTTGAGCTGGGCGGACTCGCCGAGGTTGGTGCCGAAGGGCGCGGTGCCGGCGGCGCCGATGGCGCGGGAAGCGCCGAGCGAGGCGGCGGTGGCGAGGTCGAGCTCGATCTCGTTGACGGCGGCGCGGAGGGCCTGCGCGATCTGGTCTTGCTGGATCGTGAGGTAGCCGGGGCCCTTGCTGGCCGAGAGCTGCTCCTCACCGGACCACGAGAACGGGAAGGCTTTCACCTTCGAGATCGTGATGGGCTGGTTGCCGATCGTCTGGTTGGTCTCGAGCGGGAACGCCATCGCGGGCGTGATGTTGCGGCTGGAGACGTTGACCGGAGTGACTTGGCTGCGGAGGGTCTGGTTGAGGGCGACTTGATCAACGCTGGAGTCGCGGAGGACAGAGGGGATGAAGCCGACGAGTTCGCGGCTGACGACGTCGAGCGCTTTGTAAGCGTCGGGGATGAGGTTGGTGAGTGTGACGGCCATGACGGGTGTGGTTTAGGATGAGGAGTGGTGAACTGAGCGGGTGGTGAAATTTTTTGGCGCTTAGACGATGCGGCCGCCGTTGACGGAGAATTTCATCTTCTCGTCGTTGCTGAGGGCGGAGAATTCGGTGGCGGAGAGGGTCTTTTCTGCGGCTGCATCGGGCGCGGTGACGGGCGGGAGCGCAGCGGTGGGGACGCCCATCGAGGCGACTTGGTCGATGGCGGCGGCGTTGATCTTCTCGGCGAGGATCGTGTGGAGCGCGGCGGAATCTTTGCCGGCGAGGTCGGCGAGTTGCAGGCCGAAGAAGGCGGAGAACGTCGAGAGCTGGGCGGCTTGCGCGGTGGCGAGCGTGGCGGCGGCGGAGAGTTGCAGGTCGCGGGCCGAGAGATCGGAGCGGAGCGCGGAGGCTTCGGCGCGGGCGGCGACCAATTCGGCGCCGGTGGTGGCACCCGTGCGGAGATTGGCGAGGAAGCCGCGGAGCGTAGGCGCGGCGGCGGCGGGGACGGGAGCCGGCGCGGCGGGAGCAACGGGGGCGGCGGTCTCGGGGGCGGTGGCAGGAGTGCTCATGGTTGCCAGCGGCGCGGTGTCAAAACGGCGCGGGGCGGAGGTGCCCACGGAACCAACGGAACACACGGAAAACTAATCGAGCAGGGCGAGGAGGCGGGCGTTGCGGGCGCGGACGGTGAGAGCGTAGGGGATCACACGAGCGCGGCCGGCGAGGCGCGGCGGGGCGGAGCGCAGCGCCCCGCGGCCGTAGCGCGGCGGGAGGAACCAGCGGAAGAAACGGGCGAAGCCGCCGCCTGGGCGCGGCGCAGAGAGCACCCGGCCGGTGCCGGAGAGCTGGGCGGGCGATTGGGTGAGCAGCCGGCGGAGCGTTTCGCCGCCGAGCGCACCCAGCCAATTGCCGAGCCACGTGCCGACCCAGTTGCCGAGCCAGTTCACGTGGGGTCGACGGTGACGGCGGTGCGGTTGCCCGAGCCGTCGAGCGTGGCGGTGAGCCGGGCCTTGGAATCGGCGAGATCGCGGAAGGTCGCGGTGGCGGTGCCGAAGCCGGAGGATTTGCCGGCGGCCAGCGCGGCGAGCAGGCGGACCAGCTGCTCGGCGGTGTAGCCGTGCTCGATGACTTCGGACCACACGGCGCGGGCGAGCGACTCGGGCGAGAGCTCGGTAAACGACGAGCTTTCGCCGGACATCGCGAGCAGGCCCTTGAGATCGGCGGTGCCGGAGACCGAGAGCACGCCAGAGCCGGCGACGGGCACGATCATACTCAGGCCGGCCGTGGGCGTGAGCGTCCAGGTCGCCTCGCCGCCGAGGCCGATCGTGAGGGAGAGCACGGCGTCGGCCGTGGTGAGGGTGAGCGTGGCCTCGCCGCTGAGGGCGATGACGAGGGAGAGACTGGCGCCGGACTCGGCGAGGGTGAGCGTGGCCGCGCCGCTGATGGGTGCGCCCGCGATGAGGGCGGCGGCGGCGGTGATCGCGGAATCGGCGGTGCTATTGCCGGCCGACATCGCCCCCCCGACGAGCGGCGCGAGGATGCACGCGCGGCTCTCAAACGACCCCTCGGGGATGCTCGCGGTCGGGGAAACGACGTCGTTGACGAAAAAAGAGAGCTGTCGCTGGGTGAGCTGTTGGCTTATGCCGAGGCCCGCATCGCCAGAAAAGCTGATACGAGAGAAGCCGCGCAGGCCGGAGAAATTGTTGGGCCAGAGCGCCACGGTTTTTAGCCCCAGACGGTCTCGGTGTGGCCGACGAACGTGGTGCTCGCGGCGACCGCGCCGCCCGCAACCAAGATGAAGCCGAGGCACGCGCCATCGGGGATGATCGGGAGCGAGGGCGTTTGGCTGAGGGTGTCTTTGTTGTGGTAAAGGCTGAGCACGCCGAGCGGGATCTCCATGATCGGGCGGGCGAGCACGAGCGCGCCGGTGCCGGTGTTGGCGGCGGAAAACGTAACCGTGGCGACGTTGCGCACGCCGTAGTCGCCGGAGGCGAGGGGAAGAAACGGGCCGTAGTTGTTGGCCGCGACGCCGCTGTGGGAAATGTGCGGGGTGATGGCGGAGGCCGTCATGGCGACGGTGACGGGGAGGGTGTTGCCCGTGTTGCCATCCTGGTCGGTGTAGCTGAGCGCGATATTTTGCGCGGTCGCGCCGGCGGTCGCGGTCTGGACCCAATAGAGCCGGGTGCCGACGCCGTTGGCGGCGCGGAGCGAGGGCGTGCCGGTGAGCGTCTGCGCCGTGGCACTATTGTTGGTGATACCGGGCCAGTAGCCCTCGATGTCCACGAGCAGGAGCGTCGAAGGGATGCCGGTGGCGGCGGTCGTGATCGCGCCGAGGTTGAGGAGGTGCTTGATGCTTGCGGCCACATCGCCGCCGTGGCGGATGCCAAAAATCTGCGTGCCGTTGCCGGTAGCCTCGTCGCACTCGCGGAAGGCCAGCGCGGTGCCGGCCCACGCATTGGCGACGGGGCTGCCGGCGAGCGAGGTGGTGTCGTAGGAGCGGCCGGCGACGTAGGCGGCGGCGCCGGTGATCTTGTTCCAGTCGGAGCGCCAGCGTTGACCAGAGCTAAGAGCGGAGACGATTGCGTTGATGGAGGTGAGGGCCATGTTTTTGGGTGTGTTGAGTGTTAGCCCCAGACAAAGGAGGCCGTGCCGAAGATAGAAACCGAGCGGGCGCCGCCATTGCGGAGCACAAAAAAGCCGAGGTGCGCGCCGTCGTAAATGCGCGGAAAATCAAAGGCGTTGTGCGTCGCAAAATTTTTGACCGAAAAGACGGTGTTTTGCACGCCAGTCGCGCCGCCTTGCCAATCGATGCGAGCGATGGGCTTGACGAGATAGATGCACCAAAACCCGCCGGCATCATTTATAAACGTGACGCTTGAAATGCTTTTCACGCCGCCGCCCTCGGTGGGCAGGTAGAGCATACCTTGGACCCCGGCTCCATTTGTCCGCATCGTGACGGCGGCGGTGCCGAGGCCGTCGTTGGTGGAATACACCGTGAGTGAGCGGGCCACATCTTCGGAATCGACGTAACTGACGACAATCGGGACGCCAAAGCCCGAAGCGGGGGCGACGTGGTTGACGAGCACGGCTCGCACGCCCACGCCGTCGCCGTAGCGGGGCAGAGTGGCGGAGTTGACCATGACTTGCTCGGCGGTGTTGCCGCCGTCGATGAGCGGGTAAATGCCGAGCAAATCGTAGAGCTCAAACGATTGGTTGAGCAGGTCGGGCGCGGTGACGCCGCAATACACCGAGAGCTCGGTGAGGTGACGAGTCTGCCCGGCGGCGATGGGTGGGAAAAAAATCGCCTCGTTGCGCGTGGCATCCATCGGGCGCAGCGTGAGGGCCTCGCCGATGCGCGCCTCGTAGGCGGGCTGCCCGGAGGTGTAGCTCCAATCGTGCCAGCGGCCATCGCCCGCCGCCCCTGGGTTCTTAAAGAACCTTTGGGTGTGGGCGCGACCCTCGGAGTAGGCGGCGGCGACGTCGGCTGTGGAGGTGATGGGCATCGGGAGCGGAACTTAATCGACCGTCGCCGCGAGGGTGCCGGGATTGAAAAGCGGCGTGATGCCCGCGCTGATGGAGCGGGTGGCATCGAGCGCGCCGGAGACGATGATCTGAGCCGCGCCCGAAGACGCGACGCCGATGGAGAAGTGCGTGGCGGTGGCGCTGCCGGCGGTGCACTCGCCGAATTGCACGGTGGCGACGTTGGAGATCGTGGAGACCGAGCGCGACCAACCGGAGCCGGAGCGGGCCACGGCGACGCGGGCGTAGCCGGTGTAGGCGACCTCGTTCGTCGCTTGCGTGCCGGCCTCGCCGGGATCGGCGGTGTGCAGGGCCACGTGGAAGCTGCCGGCCGCGGCGCTGTTTTGCAGGCCGCCGGCGTCGCCGATGTTGGCCCAGTCGGTGTTGAGGAAAAGGAGATCGAGGAGAGCGGCCTCGGCCGCGTTGGACATGCTCATGGTGGTGTGGTTGTTTTTTTAGAGAGGAAGCGTGAGGGTGAGGGCATCGAGGGCGACTTGGGCGCCCGCGGTAAAGGTGAGGGAGTCGAATTCAATCTCGCCGCCGTCGCCACCGGCAGTGATCGCGCCGTCGTAAATCGCGTCGCCGCCGGAGGAGAAAAGCCGGAACCAGCCGGCGGTGCCGTTGACGAGCACGGTGCCGGGGGAGATCGTAGCGGCGGTGGCGCTGCCGGCGGAGGCCGCGGCGAAGGCGGGCGTGGAGAGGCCGAGGGTGACGAGGTGGTCGCCGGTGGCGGCGACATCGGGGCCGGCGGGCTGCGCGCCCGAATAGATGCGGAGCGTGCCGCCGGCGAGGAGCGCGGTGGCGAGGTCGAGCTGCGCGTCTCGCGTGCTGATGGCGGTGCGGGTGGCCATGGCGGGGATTTTTATGAGGGGCCCACGGAATACACGGAATACACGGAAAGTTAGGTGGGCTCGATGCCGGTGATCGCGCCGTTGGCATCGGTCAGGATCTTTTTGGCGCCGCCGGATTGGCTTTGGGAGACTTGGATGGAGTCTTTTTCTAGGCGGGAATCCACGGTGACGTTAACGGCGGCGGGGGCCACCGTGACTTGCGGCGCGGCGAAGGACATCGCGGGGAGCGTGATGTGGAAGGTGGGGGCGGCGGCGGCGGGCGCGGGCGCAGCGGCCAGCGCGGGTGCGGCGGCGGCGGCGGGCGAGGCGAGGGGCGCGGACGGACGGGGAGCGACTGAGGCGGGGATGTGCGGGCGGAGCGCGGCGAGCACGGCGGGCAGGCCGGTGACGATCTGATCGGCGAGGCCGAGCTCCACGGCTTGCTCGCCGTCGAACCATTGGCCTTGCATCGTCTCGGGGGCGATGGCGCCGCGGCGCTCCAGGACGAAATCAACGAACATGTCGTTGGAGCGGTCGGTGGTCGCTTGGAGGTAGGCGCGCTGGGGATCGGTGAGCGGGTTGCCGTCGAGGCCCATGCCTTTATACGCGCCGGCGGCGAAGAGCTCGAGCTTGATGCCGGCGGCTTTGAGCTGCTCGGTGCGGTCGTAGAGCGCGATGTAGGTGCCGATGCAGCCGAGCGTGGCGGACCGGGTGGTGAGGATGATGTCGCACGCGGCGGCGAGGCGGTAGCCGTTGGAGCAGGCTTGATCGCCGACGTAGGCGATGGTGGCCTTGATCTGGCCGAGGGCGGCGATCTGCTCGGCGACTTCCGGCATACCGGCCGAGGATCCGCCGGGGCTGTTGAAATCAAAAACAACGGCGGCGACATCCTCGCGCTCGGCGAGCTCATCGAGGGCGACCGCAAGCGCATCGGTGCTCATGAGGCCGTAATACCAGCAGGTCATGGCGTCGTAACCTTTGACGATGGGGCCGCGCACGGGGACGTGGGCGATGCCATCGGCGACGGAGTAAAGGGGCTTTTCCCAGGGCATCATGCCCTCGTCATCATCGGCGTCGTGCATCATGCCGGCGGTGGGCGCGGGCATGGAGAGGGCGAGCACCGTGGCGAAGTGCTCGGCCGAGCGCATCGAGACGGGGTTGCAGAGGAGATCGGCGACGATGCGCTGGGCGTGGGCGGGTTTCATGGTGATTTTTGGCGGGAGTTGTAGGCGCGGATAACTCAGGCGGCTTCGGGCTGGGCGCGGAGGCGGGCGAGGTAGGCGCTGGCCTGGGCGGGATCGCGGAGGAGATCGGCGAGCGCGGCGTTGGCCTGCGTGGGATCCGTGGGGAGCGTATCGGTCCCGCTACTACCGGCGGAGAATTGCGGCTGAATCTGCGGGTTGCGCCACTGGGCGAGGTCGGCCCAATCGAGGCCGCGGGCGGCGAGGCCGCTCTTCACGTAGGCGAGCTCGTCGAGCCACTTGTCGGTGTGGGTCTCAAAATCCTGCCCCTGCCAGCCGAGCAGGCGGGAGTAGGTGATGACGCCCATTTTTAACTGATCAAGGTGGAGCTGGCCTTCGCGGCCGAAGTCGACGGTGAGGCGGGGCGGGGTGATCCAGTTGCAGTTCCACCACTCGGCGTCTTGGCACTTGGGCAGGCGGCCGGCCTTGAGGCTCTTGGCGATAAAGTACGTCCAGACGCGTTGGCAGTACAGGCGGACGAGATCGGCTTGCTGCTCCTCGATCCAGCCTTGGGCATCGGCGAGGACGAAGCGGGTGTTTGCCCCGCCGAGGGCGGCAATGTTCCAAAGCAGCTCGGGCGAGACGCCGACGCCCCACGCGATGTCGCGGATCAGGAATTCGAGGAGGGTGAGCTGGTTGGGGTGCGGGTGGCTGGCGCTGTTGAACTTGAGGGACTCGCCGGGCTTGAGGTCGGGGATCTGGCCGCCGCCGTAGACTTTCTCGAGGGTGACGTTTTGGGTGTCGGAGACGGCGACGGTCTCCGTGACGCCGGAGCCGAGCGATTCGAACTTGCCGGCGTTGGTCGTGCCGGCGGCTTTCTCGATCCAATAGCCGTATTGGTTGCTGAGCTTAACGCCGCTCTTGATGTAGCCGGTGATCTCGGCGGTATCGAGCAGGTTGTTGATGGCGTGGGCGAGGACGGTGAGGCCGCGGGACTGGCCGGCGCGCTCGTAGTCGGCGAAGAAGATGACGTCGCGGGCGGCGACATCGGTGAACTTGTTTTCGTCGCCGAGGTAGCGGTATTGGATGGCGGCGTTTTGCGCGTCGTGGCGGACGCCGTCGCGCCAGAGGCTTTGGTCAAAGTTAAAACCGGAGCCGGCGCCGGAGAAGGTGGCGTTGCCGATCTGGTGGGACTCGTAGAAGGCGAGGCGACCGAGGCCGGCGGCGCTCTCGGTGAGGACGGCGGAGGCGTCGCCATCGCGGAAGCGGAAGCGCATGAGAGCCTGCTGCGATTTGTAAAAATCGTACCGGCCGCCGACGTCGAAGACGAAGGGCGACTCGGCGCGCTGGGCAAATTCTTTTTCGGCGAGAGCGTTCCACGCTTTGTCCTTGGTGGCGGCTTGCGGGGCGAGGCCGGTGCCGGCGACCATGCGGGCGAGGCCGTTGATGACGCGCTTGGCAATGCCGTGGTTGGCGTAGAGAAAGCGGGCTTTGCGCAGCAGCTCGGTGCGGGTGTAGCTGCTGATCTCGCGGCGGGTATCGAGCTCGGGAAAATAGACGTAGCCGCGATTGCGGGAATTGGCCGCGCCTTGGTGGCCGTTGGTGTAGCCGGTGCCGTTGTTGAAGCCGGGGCCGAGGCCGGCGCTGGGCGCGGGGATGGACGGGGTGAGCGCGGTGAGGGCGCGGGCGGCGGCGCGGCGGTGGTGGCGGGAGCGGGACATGGTGAGGGCGGATCAGGTTTCCAAAAATCCGGCGGAGAAATCGGCGAGGCGGGACGGGGCGGGGCCGGCCGGGGTGCCGGTGGGGTCGAGCTCCAGGATGAGGCCCTCGATGGCGGTGAGGTAGGCCATGGGCTCAAAGGTGAGCGCGCCGGATGCCTGGCCGCCTTCGAAGCCTTGGCCGGTGATCGTGACGGACTCGAAGGCGCCGCCGGTGGTGGCCACGGTATCGGCGAGGCGGCGCAGGCCGTCGACATCGCCCGTGTATTTGCGGCGAAGGTAGCGGGTCGCGGTCGCGATGCGGGCAGCGGAGTCCATAAACGCGGGCGCGGTGTCAATCGCCGGGGGTTTTTAACCACGGATGGACACGGAGGGACACGGATGCCGGAGAAGGCCCACGGAACACACGGAACACACGGAAGGGGGAAACGGGAAAGCCCGGCGGTGAGGCCGGGCTTTCGAGAGGTGCGGACGAACTTTGCGGCGGGCACCTGCCGACCGAATGATCTGCGCTGGCTTGTTCCCAGGACCGCGCCCCCTCCAGCGCACGGCAGGCGTCGGCCGCTATGTCAGGGGGACGGTCGTGGGTTGGCGGGTGTCAATCGCGGGGCGGGTTTTTCGGGATTTAATACGGGACGTCGGCGGGCTCGGGGGCGGCGGGCGCGGGGGTGGGATCGGTGGCGGGCTTGGGCTTGTCGCCGATGAACTCGACGTCGTCGACGGCGACGGTGATCGCAGCGGACGTGGTGCCGTCTTGCTTTTGAAAGAGGCGGACATCGGGCGAGCCGGTGAGGAGGACGCGGGTGCCTTTGAGCAGATAGGGCGCGAGCTTGGCGGCGCGGTCGCCCCAGAGGCTGCAATCATACCAGAGCGTTTTCTCGGCCTCGCCCCAGCCGGTGCGGACGGCGAGAGAAAAGTTGAGGACGTCGCGCGGGCCTTTGGGCAGCGTGACGGTGCGGAGGACGGCTTGGCGGCCGAGGTGGCCGGTGAGGGTGATGTGGTTCATGGAGTGGTGGGGTTGGCTTTGGCTTTCTCGGCTTCGGTGCGGCGGGCGAGCCATTGGGCGCGGACGCGGGGGAGCTGCAGCTCGAGGGAGATGCGGGCGGTCTTGAGGGCGTCGCCGAAATCGTTGTGCGTGCCGGGGACGCGCTCCCATTCGCCTTCTTCGTTGAGGCGCTCGCCTTGGAGCTCGGTTTCGAATTGGGCGAGGAGTTTGTCGCGCTCGACGCCGGGGGTGCGGATGAGGGGCTGGAGCTGGCGGGCCTCGGGATCGTAGCCATCGGCGAGGCAGCGCTTGATCTCGCGGGCGCGGGCGATGGAGCCGAGGTAAAGGCGGCGTTTCCACGCGTCGTCGTGGTACATGTAGATCGTGAGCGTCTGGAGGCGCCACTCGATCTGGCGGGACCAGGTGGGCGTGACGAGGGCGGCGCCGCCGCGGCCGTAGCTGGCGAAGTAGCGGCCGGCAGATTCGTAGTGCAGCTCGTAGACCTCATCCTTGCGATGGCCGCCGGCGTCGACGAGGCCGCCGAGGCTGTGGTAGGTCTCGCAGTCGCCCTCGGGCGGGAAGTAGCCGAGGGGCGTGGAGAGGAGGGCGATGAGCTCGGGCTTGGAGGTGGCGATGCCCCACGAGACGACGGCGATCTCGGCGTAGTGTTGGCCGGTAGAATCAAGGCGGGCGGCGACGGTGACGTGTTTCCAGTAGGCGTCTTGGGTGTCGGCGCTGGTCACGATGATGTCGGGGCGGAAAGGGATGGTGCCGCGGCGGTAGGGCGCGCGGAGCTCGAGGATGTGTTCCTCGCCGATCTCGGCGGCTTTCTCGCGGGCGGGGAGGCCGAAGTGTTCGTTGAGGGCGGTCTTGACGCGGGAGGGATCGGACTGCGCGCCGATCCAGATTCGGGCGAAGATGCCCCACGTCATGTCGGCGTCGAGCGAGTGGAGGTCGGAGATGTGGCGGGAGCGTTTGCGGGGGATGGGGCGGGGATTGGTGGGAAGCCAGCGGGCGGAGAGGGTCATGGCCTGCTTGCAGGTGAAGGCGCGGCCGGAGGCGTGGGCCTCGCGCACCTCGTCGCTCATGAAGGGGAGGGACTCGGGGGGAAGCGGGGCGTCTTGCTGGATCCGGCAGCCGGACACGCAGAGATAAACGGTGTCGCGCTCGATGGCGGGGAGATCCCACGAGCCGTCGAGGAGCTTGGCGGTGGAGAAATCGAGACGGCCGAGGGGCGCGCCGGAATAGGTGAGGCGGGGCGAGAGCGGAGGCTGGCCGGGGCGGAGGGGCTTGTCGATGCGGAGCTGGTCGATGAGGGAGCGGCCGTCGACGGTGAGCTCCTGGTAAGTGCCGCAGTGGGGGCAGGGGACGAGGTTGACGGAGAGAGTGCCGGTGACGACTTCGCAATGGTGAGCGGAGCCCCAGCGGACGGGCTTCGACATGGAGAGCAGGCGCGCGCCGTCGACGCCGCGGATGCGGGAACGGCCGAGGTCATGGAGGGTGCCGACGCCGTCGATCTCGTTGACCACTTCGACCTCGTCGAGAATCACGAGGCGGTTGCCGTGCTGGCGGAAAGCGCCCTCGGTGTAGGAGCCGGTGACGCGGATCACCATGTTGCGCAGGCGGACGACGCGGGCGGTGATGTCGTTGTCATCGGTATCCTCGCGGGCGAAGTGCCGGCGGAGGGTGGGGATGAGGCGCTCGCGGTTGACGTCGGTGGCGGCCTTGGCGGAGTCGAGGGCGAGGTGCACGGGGCCGGGCGCGTGGTCCGGCATGAAGCGGATGATGCAGAGCGCGGCCTCGGTGAAGCCGGAGCGCGAGCACTTGATCACGTGATCTTCGCGCCACGCGGGATCCGTAAAGGTCTCGGTGAACTGGCGGACCCACGGGGTGCGGGCGGAGTTGTAAGGACCGCCGCGGCCGGTGCCGGCGCCGTGGAGCGTGACGTTTTTATCCGCCCAGCGCCAGACGGAGATGGTGGCGACGAGGGCGCGGAAGGCGGGGAGGAAGCACTCGGTGATGAGCCAGGCGCGCAGGCCGAGACCGGAGAGGGCGCGGGGCGCGAGGACGGGGATGGCGTGGCGCGTGGGCGCGGCGGCGATGGGCGCCGGGACGCGCGCGGGCGCGGGCGCGTGCGAGGGCGGGAGGTCGAGGAGGAGGGGTTGGGAGACGGAGGACATGGGGCGCGGGGCGCGGATCAGGCCGCAGCCGCCGCGGGCGCGGGCAAGGTCTCGGTGCAGAGGCGGGACTCGCGCAGGTGGCGAAACCAGTTGTCGACGAACTCCGTAGCGCGGGCGCGTTCGATGCCGAAGCGGTCGGCGAGATCGGTGATGAGGGAGCCGGCGAGGTTTTCGAAGAGCGGGGCGAGCTCGTCGCGGACGGCGCCGCGGGGGAGGAGGTCGCCGTTTTTTAGCTGGGACTCGGTGAGGGTCTTCTGGAGCTGGTGAAGGCGCTCGAGGCACTTGTCGACGCGGCCGGCGCGGAGGGTGAGCGTGGACTCGTCGGTCGCGGGCGAACAGATGGCGTTCTCATAATCGCGCTGGAGCACGCTGAGGACGCGCTGCTGGCGGAGGATCGCCGAGGGCAGATCGAGGGCCTCGACGCTTTCAAAGTCGGTGATCGTGGCGCGAGCCTGGGCGACGGCCGGGCCGGCGGGCGGTAGGGCGGCGAGGGCCGGAGCGGTGGGCGCGGCGGGCGTGCGGCGGGAGATCGCATCGGCGCGGGCCGTGAGGAGCGCAGTGGGCACGGTGTTGACCTTCACGCGTTGCCACCAATCGACCATCGCCTCGGGATCGTCGAGCGGAGGGAGATCCGGCGGAGTGCGCGCCGCACCATCGGCGCGCCAGCCTTTGATCACGCGGACTTTTCGCGAGTAGGTCGCCTCATACGGGCAACCATCGATGAGCGGATGCAGGTAGCCGGCGCGCGTGCGTTTCACGGGCGGCGACTCGGAGCCCAGCGCCAGAGGCGGCGCGGGGCAGCTTTCGGCTGGCTGGACATTGCTCACTTCCACCCAAGTGCGTGTCAAAAGTGCAAACGAGATTTCGGGGGCTGTGCATAAAACTAGGGCAAGAGACGTTGAAACCGTACCAAGAGGGGTAAGCGGGTAAAAAGATTCCTTATGCCGGGGGTGGTCGGGGTGACGAGGGCAGACGTGGGATGATACTACCCCGCGTTCTAAGCTCTCACTCTCTCTCCAAATATACTCCAACATATCAACCCAGAGTAACCCAGAGGTACCCAGTGAAGGCAGAGCGTTCAGCAATCGCGGTTTGCGAAGGACTAGGTAAAGGCTCAGAAGGTGCCTTTGGGTATAGGTGAACGACAAAACAAAGAAGAAGGGCGCGGGAAACGCCGGGCAAACCCACCCAAAAGCGACCCCGCAAGCGTCCGCAGACCGCGCACCTAGTCCTCCCGAGGGTATAGGTGCACCCCGGCGGAGATGCGGCTCCCGCCGCACCGCCGGACCCCGGGCGGGTGAAGCGTGAGGGCGGGGGGATTAGCACACCACCCCCCCCCCGGACGCAAAAAAGCCGCCAGCGTGCCTCGTGGCACCGCTGGCGGCTTACACCCCCCATCCCTGCTACTTCTTCCCCTCAGCCTCCACCTCCTCGACGATATACTTCCGGTGACGGTTGCGCCCCCTCTGCCCGAAACGCACCCGGGCCCCCGTGCGCAGCCGCATCACCTGCCCCCCGAACTTCTCGGAGAACATCCGACCGAGCGCGCTCTTGCTCTTCTGGTTCAGCTCCAGCCACTCCTCAGCGCTGTCCTTGTCGCGCTTCCACGTCCCCTCCATGGCCCACGAGAAGCAGTCGTTCTCCTGGCACGCGTCGACCAGCTCTTGGAAGGTGAACTCCTTGCGCCGCTCCGGCGCCGCCGCCCCGCGCTCATCGATCTTCTCCTGCATCTTCCCATGCAGCAGCTCCACGAGCGCGAGCATGTCGCTGATCTCGTTGCTGCCCGAGTTGTCATCCACCGGCGGAGCCTCGCACGGATCGCCAAAGCCCGCGTGCGCCACGATCCCGCCAAACACCTCACACCACTTCTCGAAGCCCCGCAGCGACCGCCCGCCCTTGGGCCGCCCCGCCTTGTCCCACTCACGTATGAGCGCCCACAACGCCCCCAGCACATCGCCCCGCACCTCGGGCCGGCAGAGCCACTCCTCGTCTATCGGCCGCTTGACCGCCCGCTCCTGCACGTCGAACGCCTCGCTATAAAGCGACACCCGCAACACCCGCCGCGCGATGTCTTGGCTCAGTTTCAAATTGTTTCCCGTGATAAACACCACGCACTGCTTCTCTGCCGTGAAGCCCGAGAGCCCGCCCAGCATCCGCCCGCTCATCGTCGCCGACGTCATAAACGCGTTGAGCTCTTGGCTCTTTAGCATCCCGTCCAGATCGTCCAGGAAGAAGTACGCATCCCCATCCAGCGCCGCGCTGCTCAGCTCCTTGCGCAACTCTTCCGAATTCTCGCCCTTCACGCGCACCCGCGCCGCGCCCGCCACCGGCACGATCGCCAGCTTGGCGAGCAGCGACTTGCCCGAGCCCACCGCATTCGCCCCATAGACGAAGTGCATCCGCGACGTGAGCGGCCCCAGCAGCCCCACGCCAAACATCGAGAGCATCGCCGCCACGCACACCGCCAGATTGCGGCTCGTCCCGTCCTCCTTGAGATCGTTGAACGGGAACTCCGCATACAGCGACTTGATCGACGCCACGGCCTCATCCAGCGGCATGTCCGCCCGCACCTGGATCCCGCTCGGCAGCGTGAAGATCCGCGCCGCCGCATCGTAGCCCTCGTCCAGCAGATCGATCCGCCCATCCTCGCGCATCACCGGCAGCGGCACCGTGTTGACGCGCACCAGCTCCCGTTGCTGCTCCAGAAACGCCGGACTCTGCAAGATCCCCGCCGCCGTGTCCGCGCTCATCGTGTTGGGGCGCCATTGCGGCTCGCCCTCGACCATCTTGAACTTGGCCGGCACCATGTAGTTTTCCACGTAGGTCTGGAACCGCCGCGGCTCCATCAGCCGCCAGCCCGCCTTCCGCGCATCGATCGTGACGACCTTCTCGTCGCGCCGATAAATCCCGTTCGTCCGCAAGATCGCGCCCATCTCTTTGGCGGTGCGACTCATGAGGTAGTTCTCCGCCGGCAGGCGCACAAACGGCCCCACCTTCGGCACCTCGGCCACCACGGCCTCGACCGCGCCCACGCTCGCCACATCGACGAGCCCGCCCGCCATCGCCCGCGCCACTTTGTTCGCCGCCTCAGATTGTTCGCTCATGAAATTTGTTTCTCAGTCAAACGCTCTCCGCCATCCCCCGCCGCACCAGCCCCGCGCGAAACTCATCCCGCGCCGCCCGCAGCCGCGGCGACACGTTCGCATAGTAGCCCAGCCCGCCCTCGATCCAGCGTTGGCCGCGCCCGTCGTCGCTCTCCGCGATCCCCGTCGCCGCCACGCCGGCCCACATCGCCTCGACATCGCGCACCGGCGCCAGATCCTTGATCGCCCGCACCGGAGCACCCGGCCGCAGATAAAGCAGCTTCTGGAGCTTCGGCTGTTCAAAACGCCGATACCCTCCCGCGTCATCCGTCTTCCCCAGCCGCAGCGCACCGGGCAGCCGCGTGAGCCGCACACACGAGAGCGCCCCCGCATCATTGCCGCCGATGTGCAGCAGGTTGAGCACTGGCGCGAGCGCCTTGCGCTCCTCATCCCACGCGCCCCGCGTCGCGCAGTCCACCCGCATCAGCGCATGGATCGACCGCCCGCCGCTCGTGTAAATCGCCTCGATCCGTAGCGGCAACTGCACCAGCAGCCCCAGCCAGTCGCGCATGTCGCTCACATCGCTTTCTAAGACGATGTAGCGAAACGCCGTCACACTCTCCTCACTGCGCCGGCTCATCTTTGGCTGGCCCGTCTTCGCGTCTAGGCTGCGCGGATTCGGATGCGCCTTGCCATCGACCGGCTGCGCGAGGAACCAAACGCCCTCCGCGCCCTCGGTCGGCACCTTCTCCGCCGGCCAGATCGCTTGGCCCTGCGATTTATACACCGAAAAGACGACCACCTTTTCCCCGGCCGGATAGAGCGCCTGCAAGAATCCGCTCGCCGTCACCTGCGCCGGATCCAGCGACGAGCGATTCGCCAGCCACACCAGATCGACCGTGCCACTCCACGAGCCCGCCATGTCCTTGAGTTTTTGCGGATCAAAGCCCGGCCGGTCGATCTGCGCCACCGGCCGCGCCCGCGGCTCCACGCGATGCCCCGCCGCATCCGTCTCGATCGGCCGGCCCAGCTCGGAGCGCGCCGAGAAATTCCCGCCCGCATCGCGCAAGCAGCCCCGCGGGAGCACGCCGGCCTTCGTCTGCAAGCCCGCCGCCTTCTCTGCCGAGGTTAGCTTCCGCCGCAGATCGTCCTCGGAAAACGGGGGCGAACACCGGGCGTTGTAATCACGAAAAATCCCCTCGGCCGCAGCGGGCGAAAGCGCAAAGCCCTGGACAAGCACGCAGGCCACATAGAAGCCGGTGGCGTGCCCGCTCTGCCCCTTGACCGCGCCGTCGAGCTTGGCGACATAGCGCGCCGCCCGCTCCTCCACGGAAAGCCGCGCCTTGGGAGTCGCGGAAGCTCCGCCCTGTCCGCTCGTGTCGCTCGTGTGCATGGGTGAGTGTCTCAGCCTGTCAAAATCAGGCGACGAACAAATCCGACTGGCGCTTGGCGTTTTCGAGGTTTGCGCAGGCCTGCTCAAAATAGCTCTCCTTCAACTCCGCGCCCACAAATCGGCGGCCAAGTTGCAGCGACTTATAGCCTTCCGAGCCGATACCGGCAAACGGCGAGAACACCAGATCGCCGGGGTTGCTCCATAGGATCACGGCGCGCTCGATCACGTCCAACTGCAACGGGCAGATATGGCGCTCATCCTGATTATCGCGGGCGCCATCACGGTTGAGCACGTTGCCTTGATCAACCGTCATCCATACCGGCGAGGCGTATTCCTGCCAAGTATCGACCGGAAACGACTCGGGGTGCTTAATCACCGGCCGGGGATTCTCGCCGGGCTTGCGAAAGATTAGCAGATAGTCGGCACAGCCTACCCGCGAATCACACGAGTCGGCTTTCAGTGTCTTATAAAGCAGGCCGTGCGCCTTGGTCCGCTGCATCTCGGTCACGGGCGATTTCCAGATGCAGATCCGCGAGTGAAACAAAAAACCCTGCCGCCAAAAGGCGCGGATGATCTCGCCGCTGAAATCCTGAAACTCGATCTTGCCGTGCTTCCACTTCGTCGAGAGCAGGTCGACGCAATGCACAGCCACCTCACGCCCCGGCACTACTACGCGAGCCAGTTCGGCGATCAGCAGCTCAAAGTGCTTCGTGAACTCCGCCAGATCGGCGCAGTTGCCCATATCCTGCGCATCGCTGGAGTAGGTGAAAAGATCGGCAAACGGCGGGGAGAACACCGCGAAGTCGATGCTATTGTCGGGCAATGAGCGGGCCACCCGCACGCAGTCGCCGTGGTGCATCGTCCAATCGTTGCCGTGCTTAGTCTGGATATCGGTTTTCATAGTGATTCGGTTAGTCTTCGCCTCGGAGTTTTTCAGATAGTCCGCGGCCTCTTTCATCGCGATCTGCATGGCCGCGTGGGCGGCGATCTTCTTTTCGATTACTGAAAGAATCGCGCCCTCCGTGCTCGCCTGCACGATGTAGGCATTAACGGGCTGCTTTTGCCCGAAGCGATAGGAGCGGCGCAGCGCCTGATAGAAATCCTCAAACGAGTAGGAGAGTCCCACAAAGGCCACGTGCGCGCAGTGCTGCCAGTTGAGTCCCATGCCAGCGATCGAGGGCTTGGTGATGATCACGCGCACATCGCCATCCGTAAAGGCGTCGAGCTTGTGCTCTTTGTCTTTGGCCGAGTCCGATCCGCGCACCTCTACGGCATCAGGTATCAGCTCCGCCAGGTGATCGGCCTCATCGTTCGTATTACACCACACGATCCACGGCGCGCTCGATTTGTTCACCAGCTCCGCCACTTTTTCCGAACGAGTCCGCGAGGTGAGCCGCATTTCTTTGTGCATCGTCGTGGCCGAAAGCGTCACATGCCGAAACAGCTCCTCACCGGCATCGGCCGCCTCATCGACGGCCACCGTGATATTGTGCATATAAAGGGGGGGAAGAATATAGCCGTCATCCGAGAAACCGAGATCGCTCGGCTTGCTCACGCACGCCGCCCACGAGGCCACCCAGCGCCAAAACTCATTCTCAGCGTGCTTCTTGAGCCGCCAGTCGCCGGTGTTGAACGTATCGTTGATGAAGAACGTGCAGAGCATCTGCGCGGGCGAGCACACCCCGAGAAAGTCCGCGTGCTGGCCAAATTCCGTATAGTCATTCGGGCTCGGCGTGGCCGTGCAGCAGAGGCGATAGGGCGTCTCGGCAAAGGCCGCCGTGAGCCGTTGGCGCGTCTTGCCTGTAAAGTTTTTCAGGATGCTCGATTCATCGAGCACCACGCCCGCAAACTCCGCCGGCGTGAAATGTTCCAGCTTCTCGTAGTTGGTGATCACGATCCGCGCAAAGCCCACTTGATGCTGGTTTTCGCACACCCGCACATCCTTATATCCGAAGCGCTCGGCCTCGTGAGCCGTTTGGTGAGCCACTGCCAGCGGCGTCAATATCAGCACAGGCTTTCTTGTATGATTCACGATCTGATTTGCCCACTCAAGCTGCTGGAGCGTCTTGCCGAGTCCGCAGTCCTCAAACAGCGCTGCGCGCCCCTGTCTCACCGCCCACCGCACGACGTGCTTCTGCCAGTCGAAAAGTGGCACGGTGATTTCAGCAGGCTCAAAGCCGTGCGGCAAATGCCGGCGGATCTTGCTGGCGACAAATTGATCGTAGTCCGTCGTGCTCATCGTGGTCCCTCGTTCAAAGCTTCCTCATCCGCCAGCGCCGCCGCATCCGCCGCCGCATCCCATTCCGCAACCATGAGCTGATCGTGCCACTCACGCACCAGCGCGCTCTCCGTGCCCTCGGCGCGCACGCGCGGCGTGAGTTGCATGATCGCCACCAGCGCGGCCAGCTCTCGCGCCTGAAAGCCTCCGGCAAACACCTTGAACTGCTCGCGGATCGCGCCTTCCTCCGGCTCATACCACGCGATCCCCACGCTTTTTAGAAACTCCAGATCGGCATCCGTGAGCGCCTCCAGCTGCAAATCGAAGAGCAACGCCCAAAACACATAGCTCTCCACCATCGCCGTCTGCCGGATCGGGTAGGGCTTTTCGAGCACCGCTTGGAGCTCTGTCAGCCACTTCGCCGCCGCGATCTCCCGGGCCAGCGTCGCCTTGGCCGAGGCCCGATCCTCCGCCGTGCGCTGCTTCTCGCCGGCCACGATCGAGCCCTCCTTTTCGCCCTTCGCGCCCTTCGCCACCTTCGCCGCCGGCACGCCCACTTGTTTGATCACCTCGGGCCGGAAGATCGCGTGCTCCTCATTCGCCACCACGGCCGCCAGCGCCTCGGCCCGCTTTACGAGATCCACCGTGCGCCCGTTTTGGTCAAAGCCCACGTGCACCTGCACCGTCGCGGCCTCGCCCTCGACCAGCTTCTTCCACGTCGGCACGCTCGCCACCTCGGGCTTGATCATGTCGAACGCCGGCTGGCAGTTGAGCTCCACGTAGTCGGACGCCCAATAGATCCCTTCTTGATCAGCGGGGAACACCGCCGCGTTTTCCTCCTCGCTCAGCACCAGATGCCCCGCGGCCTGCTCCTTGGCGATCTTCGCCGCCCGCCCGGCCGCCTGTTTTTTGGCAAAACACTCCGGCTGCATACACATCTGCTGCGCCTTGCCGGCGAGCTTCACGCCCTCGGCCGCGAGATCAAGGTTGTTGCCCGAGCGCAGCGGACACACCTCACACGCCGGCACGCCCGGCACCACGTCCGCCGCTTTGCGGTCAAACTCCGCCAGGCTCAGGCTCGTCATCGTGTGCGCCTCGATCCACTGCGCCGCCGCCCGCGTCGAGAGCGGCCCCATCGTCTCGACCGGGTGGAGAATCGCCGCCACCGCCCGCTTTTGGTTTTCGGCGCCCGGGATCCGCGCGACCATCGCCGCGATCGAGGCCCCCGCCTGCTGCTCCTCCACCGCCCGGCGCAGCTCCGCCGGCACCGCGAGCAGCGACCGACGCTGCTGCACATGCGTCACCGAGCGCCCAAACTTTTTGGCGCACCCCTCGAGGGTGAGCTGCAGCTTGGCCATGGCCGCGGCATAGCCCTCGGCCTCCTCAAACGGGGTGAGCGAGTCCACATTGCCCACCGCGCCGGTGCCGAGGATGATGTCGAACATCTCGGCATCCGTGAGCGGAGCGACGCGCACCGCCAGCGACTCGATCCCGCCGAGCCGCGCCGCCCGCAGCCGCCGGGCACCGTTGGCGAGCTCGTAGCGGCCCGCCTCGGTCGGATGCGAGCGCACGAGCAGCGGCTCGATCTGCCCGACGCGCAACGATTCGGCGAGCTCCGGCAGTTTTGTAAAATGCTTCCGAGGATTGAGCGGCGACTCATCGATCAGATCGACGGCCACCTTTTTCACTTTCAGCGAGGCGATGGAATTGGATTTCATAGGTTAAATTTTTAGGCCGCAGCCTGCTTCCGTGTCCCGCCGCAGCGGTTGCGATTGCCCCGCGCTTGGCGGGCCGACTTCTCCCGCGCCGTGGCGCTCTTCTGGTCGGGCATCGTGATCTGGCGAAAGCCACCGCGCACCCGCATCTCCTCTTGGATCTTGTGCTCCCGGGCGGTGTGCGTGGCCCGGCCCTTGTCGCCGAGCAGCGCCGCCATCTGCGTGCGGTTCATCCCCAGCACCAGATCCGGCCGCATCATGCGGGTAAAAGCGCACAAGCGCTTCATGACTGGCCGCGGGTCCGGCCCCACGCTCCAAAGCACAGAGAGAAACTGCATGACCGCTTCCTCCTTTGCGGCGATAATCTCCGCACGTTCATCCGCGCCCGACTCGCGGTTCAGCAATTCCTCAAACGGCAACGGCGCCGGTGCCGGCACCGCGGCGTGGCCGTTTTGCCGGTGCACCCGGGCGAGGACGGCGTGGACATGACGCTCGTGGAGCAGCAGCGCCGCATCGGTATCGTGCGCGCTCATAATCGACCTCCGCGCCAGTTGCGGATCGGATCAAAAACCTTCGCCAAGTGCGCCCGCCGCCGCTCGCGCAGGTAAGAAATCGCCGCGCAGCAGACCCAGCCCACGATGGCCAACGCCGCCAGCGCGCACAATATCGCCACCGCCGCGCCGCCGTAGATAAAAGCGCGCCCGATCATGCCATCACCCCTTTCGCATACCACGGCGATCGCGCCGGCCGCGCCGCCAAGGGCGCGCCATAAACCTTCTCCGCCGGCTCTGCACCGCCCGCAGTGGTGAGCCATTGCATCAGCCGCGCCGCCGCGCCCGTGCGCCCCGACACCGCCAGCTCGCCGACCAACTCCGGCAACACCGCCCGCCGCAGCACCATGCCGCTCGGGAGCTGTTCAAAGTCGTAGCCTGGGCGGAAACAAAGCGCCACGAAATGGCGCATTATTTCCTGATCCGCGAGGCCGACGATGGCGGCCACCTCGGCCACGGCGATCTGCTTGTCGGAAATGTGCCGGTCTCTCCCGGCCGTCGCGCTACTTACCGCGCACGAAAGACGAGGCGGCGCCTCGCCAAAGAACACCTTGTGACATGCCGGGCAGATACCGTGAGATACGGTAAAGCCGGCGTTTTCAGCGTAAGCGTCGCCCTCTTTTTTCGAAGGACACCACGCGCAGACGGTGGCAAAGTTGTTTTCGGCGTCTAATTTGAGCACCGAAGAAGGGGAAAAAGAGGCCGAATTCATGCCGCACCTCCCGTCCCAAACGCGAACCGCTCACGCGTAGCCCCGCAAGTCGCATCCCGATTTGCTCCACCATCGCCTTTCGGGGTGGGGGTGCGGGAGGCGGTTTCAGAGTGAAGGCTTGTAACTGGTTGGCACTCCGTGGCACTGCTTGACACATGCAAACGCGAACCAAACGCGATCGCGGGGCGACTAAAAACGCGAACCAAGGATCCACCCGCGGCGTCCGCATTTTGCGCGACCGCGTCGGCCGGCCGAATCCCTTCGGCGTCCAATGGTCCGAGCCGGGCTGGGACGAGGCCACGAAGCGAGACAAGCGCCGTGTGCGCACGTTGTTCTTCGCCAAGGCGGCAGATCGTGATCGCAAAGCGCAGGCTCTGCGCGACGCCAAGCGCGAAGGCACCCTCCGCACGCTCTCGCGCCGCGAGATCGATGACTGGGCCGCTTTCCAGTCCGCCATCGCCGGCACCGCGTGGCATGAGGTCGTGGCGGGTTGGCGCGCGCATCTGCTCGCCAGCGGCGTCGTGCTGAGCAAAACAACGTGCGCGGAGCACGCCAAGGGCTTCCTCCAGCGTATCAGCGAGCGCGTCGAAGCGGGCACGTTCGCCGCCGGCACGCAGTCCCACCACAAGCACAAGCTGCGACTCTTCCTTGAGGTCTTCGGCCACCTCCGACCAGTAGACGTGACGACGGAACAGATCGCCGCTTGGCTTGACGATCAGCAGCTCGCCGTGGCCGGCACCTACAACAACTACCGCAAAACCATCGCCGTCTTCTTCTCCAGCTGCCGCGAGGCCCGGCTGCTCGCCGAAAATCCCGTCGCCCGCATCAAGCAGCGGGCGGAGGTGCCCGATGAGGTGGGCATATTGACCGTGCCCCAGCTCGCGCAGCTGTTCCATACGGCGGACCGCTTCACCGATGACGAGGGCCGCCGAAAATTCGCCCCCGCTCTCTGGCGTCTCAGCCTGGAGGCGTTTGCCGGGGTGCGCTTTGGCAGCGCGTGTCGGCTCGCTCGCGAGGATGTGAGCCCAGGCGACAAGGGCATCCGCCACCCGGCCGCGTCGATCAAGACGCGGAAGCGGCACTACGTGGACGGCTACCCCGAGCAGCTCTGGGCGTGGCTCGCCATCGCGCCCGCTGAGAGCCTCACCCCGCGGCAATATCTGGAACTGAAGAGCGAGCTTTTCGGTGTCGCCCGCGTGCCTCATCCGCACAACTGCCTGCGACATTCGTTTGCGAGCTATCACGTGGCCGCTCGGGGCGACCCGGGGAAGACTGCTTATTTGTTGTGTCATAGAGATCAGAAAAAGCTCTGGGATTTTTACAAGGGGAACGTGACCGGGGCCGAGGGGAAGCGGTGGGAGGAACTCACGCCGGCACGGGCGGAGGCGATGGGAGCGCCGTGGCGCGCCGAGTTGGCGGAGCGGGCGGCAAGAGTCCAGCGTGAGACAAGCGCGCCAGCGCCAGCGGCACATCGATCTCGGCCGGCAGCTCGCGCGGGTGGATGAGATACGGCACGCCCTCGGCGACGATGTTGCGGGCCCGGATCTCGCGGCGCACGGTGGCCTCGCAGCGCTGCACGACGCAGGCGTATTGGGCGACGGTGAGACGGAAGGGGAGGATGTTGGCGCTCATGAGGCCATCCGGTTGAGGGCTTCGGTGTGAGCGTGGGTCTCGAGCGTGGTGTCGATCAGCTCGCCGCACACCTCGCGGGCCTCGGCAGCGGTGATGACGCCGGGGGTTTTTGCATCGGTGAGGGCGGCGGCGAGGCCGGTGCGGATGCTCTCGAGGTGGGCCTCGATGGCGCGGCTCTCGGCGGTGCGGGCTTGGAGGAGGGACTGCTCGCGGCCAAGCTGGAGCTCGAAGACATCGAGCTCGATGGCGGCCGGCCCGCGCAGAGCCCGCTCGCGGAACATCAACTGAAACAGCACCCGCAGGGGCGCCGGTCTGGCGTGATTTGGATGGAGGTTCATAGTCGCTCTGGTTGAAAAAAGGATCAGGCCGCGGCGGCTTCGGCGGCGGCGTTGAGGGCGGCGGTGAGCGTGGCTTTGAGGTCGAGGCCGCGGGACTGAGCGGCGCGGACCAGAGACAGCACTTCGGCGAGGTCGCCGGCCTCATCCGCCAGCGGGCTCTCGGGGGCGTGGGCGAGGACGAGGGCCTCGATCGTGGGCCATGTGGCCAGCAGGCCGAAGCGGATGATCTCGCTGCGCTTTTGGCCGGACCGGATTTCGAGGGCGGCCAGCCGCGTCTCAAACTTATCCGAAATCCGCACGTTGAGGCTCTTCGTTTTCTTCGTCCGGTCGCTCATGTGATCAAATGCGATACACTGCAACGCATTGCTTTCAAGCTTTATTTTGCAAAATGTGATACAAAGCCGGATTTTTAGGCAGTGGAACGTCTGGCCGAAAAAAAAACCGCTACGTTAAACACCCGCGTCCGCCCCGAATTAAAAGTGCGGATTCTGGCGGTTGAAGCGCGGCATGGCGTGCCGATGGCGGTGATGATCGAGGACTGCATGACGGCCCTCTGTGAAGCGGTAGAGCGGGCCGGGGGTTATCGCCGGCCCATGCACATCGTTTTCACGCCGCCGGTGACGTCGTGCGAATGTCCGCCGCCGCGGATCGGCTGATCTTACGCCGCGCGGTAGTGAGGCACGGGATACAATCGGCTGCGGGACTGGATGCGGAAGGAGCGGCAGAGGACTTTTTTGGTGCGCACGCCGCTTGATAGCAGATTGCCGGCGTGGTTTTCGCTCAGATCCCAGCGCTTGGCCCACTGGCGCACGGTGAGCCAGCCGGAAGGGACTTTATCGGCTTTGGGCCGCAGGTCGCGGGGGCTCATAGCTTGAACAGGGCGGCCAGGTGCGTCTCGCCGTTGAGCACGGGGACGTTGAGGTGGAGAAACGAGCCCGAGGGGCGGACGAGCTGGAGGGCGTAGCCTTGGGTCCAGTTGGTGGGCTGGGTGTGTTGCCAGAGGGGCTGGATCTCGCAGAGGCAGCCGGGATTCCAAGCGCCGATGGGGCCGGTGCCGACCATGCGGATGACCTCGCTCTGCGCCCGGTGGGTGTGGGCAAAGACGCAGTTGCCACCGATGCGGGAGATCGTGGCGGCGACGGCGTGCTTGGCGGTCGAGACGCCGTGGAAGAAAAAGCACTTGCCGCGCTTGATCACGCCGGGGACGGAGAGGCCGTCGTAGTGCAGCCCTTGGCGGAAATAGGGGATGCCGCGCTCTTTGAGCTTCAGCAGGAACTCGGGCGCGACGAGGCGGCGGAGCATTTCTGAATCCTTGCCGTGGCGGAGCGTCTGCGTGACGGCCCAGGTCTCGACGCGGCGCTCGTGGTTGCCCTCGAGGTATTCGATTTTGGCCGTGGGCGCAGCGGTAGCAATTTGGTCGAGGAGGGCGTTGGTGTGGGCGATGTCATCCTCGTAGGAGTAGCTCGTCTCCGCGACGTAGCCCATGACGTGGTGCTGGGCGAGGAAGCCGCCGCAGTCGACGTGATCGCCGAGGAGGATGATTTCATGGGGGCGGAGGATCTTGAGATCGGCGAGGAGGGCGGCGAGCGCCTTGCGATCGGCCTTGGCGCCGTGGGTATCGGGGATGAGGACGCGGACGATGTCGGCAGCGGAGCGGTGCGAGACGCGGTTGGGGCGGGGCGGGGCGACGCGGATCCGGCGGGCCTGATCGGCGGCGGTGATGGCGTGGGCCAGCTGCTTGTCGCGCGCGGCGAGCTGCGCCTTGACCGCGGCAAGGGATTTTTCGGCGGCGGCGAGGCGGAGGCTGAGCGGCGACATGGGCGGTTTTTCCTCTAGTCTTCGTCGCGCTCGCGGCGGCGGGAGCGGACAAGCAGCACCCATTTGGTGATGACGTAGCCGAGGGAAGCTAGGCCGACAAGGACGGAAAGGACGCTGTTGATGTCGGCGAGAAAGAGGGTGCCGAGCGTGCCGCCGGCGCCGATGAAGGGAGTGGGATCGTCGTGGGTGATCATGGGGTGCGGTTGGCTTTGTCGCGCTCGAGGCGGGTGATGACTTCGAAGGTGTCGAGCACGAAGGCGGGGGCGGCTTGGGCGGCGGCTTGGAATTGCGGGTGGCGGGCGAGGCGGGCGGTGTTATCCTCGGCGGTCACGGGGAGCGGGCGCAGGGGCAGGCTCGAACACGCCGTCGACGACAGGAGCAGCGCGAGGGCGGCGAGCAACGGCGGCAGCGATAAGCGCGGCGTTGCGGGCGTTTTTGGCGGATTCATCGGCGAGGTTGTGCTCGGTCTTCCAGGCGGAGTAGGCGGCGAGGAGCTGGGCAAAAAGAGCCTCCGCCGCCGGGATCGCTTTGATGATCGCGAGGAGCGCGGCGACGGCGGAGGCCATGGTTTTGCGGGCTTACTTGGCGTTGGCCTGTTCGGAGGAGACGCCGTTGTCGCGGGCGGCGACGCCCACGATGAGGCCGCCCAGGGCGAGCAGGGCCTCGCTCACCCAGTAGTAATCGGGCGTGAGCAGTTGTTTTGAGACGGGAGCGAGGGCGAGGATGATGCCGCCGAGGGTGGTTTTCCAAGATTTCATGGTGCGGGTGGTTTTTATGGTTATGGGAGCGGAAGAAGTTTTGCGGGGGGGCGGGAGAGGATGGCGGGGTCGCGGGGATCGTGGGGTGTGGCGCAACCTGAGAAGGCGAGCACTGCGATGAGGCAACCAAGCCGGAGAGGTGCCCACGGAACACACGGAAGACACGGAAGCCGGAAAGATTGGGGGGGAAGTTTCATGCGGCGAAGCCTTCG